AGAGTCTAAGTAAAGTAACTGAGTAACAGTCTCCTTAGATGTTAAGGAATTAACCTCACCATTAAAGTAGATAATCCTATTTTGGAATAACTTAGTATCAATATCAAAAGTATGAACATTCTTAGCAAATTTTTCAATAATTACTGGATTAAACATATTTTAATTTCCTTTCTCTTATAAAAAAGAGGTATCTTTTGGATACCTCTAAAATGTTATTTTAATGTTATTATAATATAAAGATTAAAATTTAACAAATATTTTATCGTCTTTTACAAAAAAATCAAAATCTTTCAAAATTCTTTTTAAGTCTAAGTCAGTTGGATTTACAAACAAAGAAATTTCATATCCTTCCTTATGAGGGACTGATTTCTTAATTCTAATACCATAGTCTCTAAGAGTCTTTAAGGGGTCTAAAGACTCAGAAATAAGAGTCTTTTGGGCCTTAGAAGGCATTTTCAAATCTTTCTTTCTTAAAATATACTCTTTAAACATTTTTATTCTGTGATTGTAAAATACATCAATAATGGGTCAGTTGAAGAATGTAAAGGACTTATTGTGATAGCAAATCTATTGTGGATAAAATATCCTGGATTTCCTGTCTTAGGGTCATAAGTCTTTTTAATTTCATCTGTATAAGGGCTGAATACGGCGCATTCCTTTCCAAGTCCTTCTTTATCCATAAGACCAACATAAATTTTTTCATCTTCATTATCAGGATTTACGAACCAGTCAGTTAATCCTGAACTTCCAATAAACAAAGACTCAATATCAGCATACTCAGCATTATTCATGTCCGCAAACAAAGACATTAAGGATGCTCCATACTTATAAGGCATTACTACGAATGCTTTGTATGTTCTTCTGTGTTTAGAATTCATCTTTAAAACACAGTCTTGGACTTTCATGGAGATTTCTCTCCAACAAGCATCTACTATCTTTGGGTCTGATATAGAGATGCTTCCTGCACTGATAGCATTATTCTGAAGGAACTCGATAGTCTTTTGGTTTTCTTCCTGGTTGGCTACACCTCTGAGGTACTTAGCCACCATTTTAAGACCATCTTCCCCAAACTGTTTAATGATGTCCTGTAAAGACTCTGCTGAAACAGTGGTCCTCTTAGGGCTAGTCTCAAAGACTTCTACTTCCCTTCTGATTATCTCTATCCCTGTTTGGTCTGCTTTAGTCTTTACATTAAAAAGTGCGGCAGTTGGGCCATGGATAGGTGTTACAGTGAAAATAACTCTTCCTAAAGAGGGTAAAGATGCTTCCTGGTAGAGTCCATTTATTGATAGGTTTTCATCAGTTGTAGCAATGTTAGGTGCCCACTGGGCTTCATTTAATCGGTTTGAATTGTTTAATGTGTTTAATTTGCTCATAAAAAATCCTCTCTAATGTTATTTATAAAGAGGATTTATAAGAGCTTTAAACAAAAATTTTATTTACTTTCAGTCTTCTTCAATCATCCAGTCTGTTAAAACGAATTCTAATTCCAAAGACCCATTTTCATACTTAAAGGCTCTAAATCCTCCAGTTGATATGGAAGAAAACTCGTTCTTCTCTGAGACTTCATAAAGAAGTTTTTCTGCTAATTCCTTGAGTTGGTCTATTTCTGGAACTTTTCCATCAGTGTCTTTCCAACCCCAGTTTAAATGTTCCATCACATTATGGACCTGGTCAAAATCAAAATGCTTTAAAATCTTTTTAATCTTTTTCTTAGTCTTCATATATAAACTCCGTTTTCCTAAAATGTTTCAAACTCGATATTTTCCAAACCTTTATTTTCCTGAAAGAATTTACAGTGTTTTCTGCAAGAACAGTACTCACACATCCAGGAGACATTGTGTTCTTCTGAAGGATTTTCATTAAATTTCTTTATCTCAATAGCATTGGTTAAAATCCTCTTTAAAATTCCATTTAATTCTTCTCTTTTAATAATCTTAGAATTTTCATGGTTGTGTTCTACATAGAGATAGGAGATTTTAATTTCATCAAAATCTGAGTTAAGGAACAACCATGCACTATAATACTCTAACTGAGTCCAATCCTGGTCTTTATAAGTCTTCCTGGAACCTGTCTTGTAATCTAAGATTGTCTTCTCTTTAAGATTAAGGACATCTATAATTCCATGGAAGAAACAGTCTTTGTCATTGTAGTCACAAGGGATTACCTTGTTATCTTCGATTTTAAGACCTACTCTCACTTCCCTTTGAGAGTCTAAGATAGTTTCTAAGTGTTTCTTTCCTGTTGTGGATACTAAGAAGTTTTTAACAACTGAAGAAGAGTCTGGAGAGGTCTTAACAGAGTCTATGTTTTCTCTTGTAAGTTTCTCAAACTCAGAGTGAATCTTGGAACCCTTCTTGAAAAAGTCAAATCTTTCCTGTTCGACTTTGTCTATATAAGAAAGTCTAAATTTGTACTTACATTGATTGAAGCACTGTATCCTTGATACTGAGAGTGCTTTAGATGCGTTATTCTTTTCCATACTCAAATCCTTTTCTCTATATCTATATTATAATATATTTCACCCTCAGTTTCAAGATTTATTTTGGGTTAAAGTCAATTTTTTGACTTAAGCAAACTCAAAAATCCAGTGCTTCTACATTGTCAAAGACTAAGTCAAACAGACTAAGACCATTCTTTGAGACATTAACAGATGTCTTTCCATATGAAAAGTCAAAGAAATAGTCATATCCATCTGCATTGAACTCAAATGTTTCCAGTCCTTTAGCTAATCCTGAAAAGATAACTTTTTTGATTACGTCGACATGTTTCATAATTTTTTCTCCTTTTTATTATATTTAAGGAGTAAATTTTAAAGGTGGTTCTACTTATAAATAACAATAAAATAAGGATTTATTATGTTTTGTACTTTAGAACAATATTTTGAAAACTACAGGGTTAAAAATAACCAAGTTCCTTCTGAGACAGTTCTTAATAGAGGTCCTTTTAGACTCAAAAGAGAAATCAGGGAACTAAAATCTCTAAGTGATGTTGTTATTGGTAATGACCTGGAAGAATGGAACTCTTCTAAGAACTATGAACTGGATGAGTATGTCCAGTATAATGGAAAAATCTACAGAAGTCTCATAGATGGAAATAATGACCAGACTCCTGGTGTATCCAACCAGTGGTCTTTAGTTCAAATTGTTTCTCTTAAAGAACTTCTTAGAAGAATAGAAGCATTAGAACAGAGACTGTCATAAGGAGATTAGATAATGAAAAGTCTCCATGATGCGGTTTCTGAGATTCAACGAACTAAGTGGACTTTTAACAACAACTTTGATGTAAGACTGGAAATGGAGAGTCCGTTAGCTTCAGAGTGTGGACTTAGAAACTTAGATGTTAATCTTTATATAAAGGGTTTTGAAGTTCCTCAGGTCGGTGTGAGTTCCTTTATAGAACATTATGTCTTAGATAGACACAGGGTTGCTATGGGTATTTGGGAACCTGTTGTGTTTACTTTTAACTTCAGGGACTTCAATAACTTAGAGTTATACAACAAGTTTGTGAAGTACGTATCAGGAGAAAGAGAGGCATACTTTGATGATTATAAGTTCAAGATAAGTCTCTATAAGTTAGCAGACCATTTAGACGATGAAGACGAAAAATTAGTTCTTCAAATAGATAACTGTTATATAACAACAGTATCAGCATTAAAGTTCTCAAATGACTCAGAAGCACAAGTCTTAGAGTTTGACGTTCAAGTTAAGAGTGCTACATCTGTTGACCCTATAATAGCATAAGGATTAGAAATGGAAATAGAAGCAGAATACAACACAGTTAATATATCAGGATTAGAAATTCAGTTTAGAAAATGGAAGGTCAAAGACAAGACATTACTTGACCAAATTGACTTAGACACATCTCTAAGTCCTTTAGAAAAAAGTCTAAAGAAAAGACAGGTGTTTGTCTACAACTGTTTAAAAAATCCTGTTCTCTTAGATATAGAACAATATAATTATGTTTTAAGTCTTATAAGGGAATTTAGTCTTCATAGTGACCTGGAATTTTCCTTAGAGTGTGAAAAGTGTAAACATCAGTTTTTAAGAACCTTTAAGACTCCTGAAATCGTACAGTTTAAAGACTCAGATTATAAAGAAGTTGATATTAGAGGGATGAAGATAAAGTTTGGAAACATCCAGGACTCTAACTATGACAGAGACATTTTGAATTCTATTTCCAGTTCTGAGAGATATCTCTTAGACTTAGTCTATCATATAGAAGAATTAAATGGAAAGAAAGTCTCAGTTGAAGAAGCATTAGACTTATTCCAGGAACTAGATGTAGATGTATTCCAGGAACTGTTCGATGCATTCTGTGACCAAAGGGCATCCTGTTCTTTTTCGAAGACTGTAACTTGCCCAGAATGTGGGCAAGACCTTCACTTTGAGTTTGATAACATCTCCTCATTCTTCCCACAGTCCTGGGGTGTTTAAATGAAACACTTAGTTAATCTTGGAAGGTTTAAAGTCTTGGTCGATACCTTTAATACTGGACTTGAACTAGAAGTCTTAGAGGAACTGTTTTGCTCTTCTGAAACCGAAGATGAAAACATTTTTGAAGTCTTAGTCGATGATTTCCTATCAAGATTAACTAAGTTTGATATTTCTAAGTTATCTAAGATAGAAAAGATAATTTTAGTTTGGAAGATAAGGGAGTTGACAATTGGCGACGATATTAACATAGTCTATAAGTGCCCAAGTTGTGGTTGCCCATGTCAGCAAACAATCTCAGTTGAAGACCTTTGTTGTACTGGAGAGGAAGTAGACAAAAACACATTTTACAAAAAACTTATATCTAAGGAAGAACTTGAACGACTCTCAGAAAACGACTTCTCAGATATTGACATAGAAGACTTAGACTTTGACCTTTATAACGAGTTAATTTCAGAGCCAAAAAAATTCTTTATTGTCTATAATAATAAAACAATTTTAAATTGTTCTAGATGCAAATTTAAATCATTTGATAACCTTTTGACCTTTAAAGGGTGTTTAAAGTTCATCTCAGAAGATAAGTTTGACAAGTTAGTGGAATGGATAAATGTCTTAGTTTACTATGGGAATTTTACTCGTCAAGATATCCTTAATATGTCTCCTATCCAAAGAATGTTGGAGATAAACCTATTTAAAAAGATAAAAGCCAAGGAGCAAGACTCAAATGGATTCTGAAGTAGAAAAACTTCAAAAGATTTTAGGAATCGACAAAAAGTCACAGATAGTGTTTAAAAAGACCAATTTCTCTCCTGAGAAGATTGGTGTTAGACCTGTTTTTGACAGAATGTTTACCAATGCTAACTTCAGAAGTGAGATAGCGAGAATAAACAACGACATAAAGTCTTCCTTTACAAACTTGATGAAGATAGGAGTCCAAAAAGATGAAATCCCTGTTCTGTCTGCTTCTTTGTTTAATAACCTTATGGTCACCATAGACAGAGGAAACTTAGAACTCCTAAAAGATGATACTGCTCCTGAGTTCACAAGAAAAGAACTCAAGAAGATTTCTGAGACTCAGAACAAAATCTACAAAATATTGTTTAAGATCGAAGAAGACTTAATAGATGAACAGGATACTTCAATTAAAAACAAAGATTCTAACTTTAATGAATTTAAAAAACTCTTAGATTTATTTAAAAAAGACTTTGAAAAACGTTTGGGTGATGTTGAGGAAAAAATGGCTTCCAGTGAGTCCAGTGTCTTAGACTCCATTCTTGATATAGCCTTAGGAATTGGAGGAGCAGGTGGTGCTTCCTGGATGTTCAGAAACATTTGGAACAGAATTAAGAACAGAACTCAGATTAAAGCGATGAAGGAGAGAATTTCCAGAGCGGAAAAGATTGCCAAAGAACGAGCTAAAAGAGTTAAGGAAGCCCAGAAGGAAGCCAAAACTCAGAAGACACAGGAAGCTAAGAACAGGGCAGAAGCTGAAAAAGCTAAAAAAGTAAAAGCAGACCAACACTTAGAAGACTTAAAGAATAAGCAAAAAGAACTTAAAACAGGAAAACCTCAGAGTTCGGGTTCTAAGGTAAGACCAAAAGCGCCTAAGCCACCAAAGGGAGAAAGTGGAATTAGAAAGATCTTTGGTAAGATGGCAAAGAAACTCGGTCCTTTCCTTAGAACAGCAGGAAAGGTAGCAGGAACAGCAATGGCTGTGGTAGAGGTCTTTTTCTTTCTTCCTAAACGCATCTATGACTTCTGGGAGTTCTCTAATGAAAAATACAAACATTTTGGGATTCTGGAACGCTTTGTGTATTCGGTAATTTCAGGGCTAACACAGTGGACTGAAGATTTCTTTATGTCTATTCCTGACCTTGGAAAAATCATAAGTGAAATGTTAGATACATTAATCTCTAACTGGGAAGATGTAAGCACTGACAATGCCTTTATACAAGCGTTTAAACCTGTGATAACTTTTGGTCTAGTTTCTATTAAAGCAGTTATAGAAAAACTCTTAGTTGACTTAGTAACTGGAGTCGTCAAAATCTTTAAAAAAGTGACAGGTGCTAAAACAGGAGATGCTTGTGGACTTGAAGCAGTTAATATTCTTAGAGCACACTGGTCGGATGTCGCTTCTTTAGTCTCCAATTTGGTTCCAAATGACACAACCTATGAACTGTTGTTGGGTGAAAATAAGGTTTTAAGTGACTTACAGAGAAAAGGTATTTATACATGGAATGTTGTTGGCCACTCAACTCTAAACAGATTTCAGTTTAAACATGAGATAGCTGAAAAACTTACAACATCAGAAATAAATGAAATCTTAAAACACAATGACATAGATGACTCAACTAAGACACTGTTAGAAGGTGCTTTAAAGTACAAAGAAGAACATCATATCACAGATGAAAAAGTTCAGTCTAATTATAATAATGAGTATTTAGATAAACTCTTAGAACACCTAAGAGGAAAAGACTTATTTGGAACCTACTGGCATGACTTTATCGACTCTGTTAGATTTCAGACAGAGGCATTTGTCTTAGCCTCAGGATTCATTGGGATTAAGTTCAACAGAAAAACAAAGCAGATAACTCACTTAAAAACAGGGCTTAGCAATAACTTTGGAGACAGAGAAACTCCTGGATGGTTTAGAAACAAGACGATAACAGAGACCATGTTTGCTTTACTATTTGAGAAGTTTAAGTCAAAAGCAAATTGGTTGGGTTTAAGTCAAATTGCCTCTATTGACGAGTATCTGTACTTCACAGTATTTGGTTCTTTGATAAGTGTTCATAATCAAAAGAGAAAGAAATCTTTCTTAAACTATGACCCTAATGAAGTTCTATGTACTCAGATTTTAGGATTTATAGACAGTGATTATAACTTCCATCCTGACAAAGTAAACCCTAAGGATATAATAGTCCAAGCACTCATCGATGGCGGTACTAAGAAGAGATTTGTCACTATATCTAATAAGAACTTAATATTTGATAAGACGATAAGAGTTTTAAATAACACTGAAACTAAAAAACTGACATCTTCAGTGGTTGATGGTGTTATCCAGTCCAGTCTTCCAAGTCATTTGGCTATGACAAATGTATCTTATAAAGATGATTCTGGAAATTCAGGAGTTAATGTTTCAGAAACAAGAGGTTCTGTATCAAGTCTCCCATCTTATGTTCAGACATATGGACAGGTTTCTTCTCAGAGCCTAAATGGAAGTTCTGAGATTCCTGTTCTTAATACTCCTGTTTATAAAGGAAATGATTTTACAAGTATTGAGGCCATTAAGAGCGCTAGAATATTCCAGAAAAATGGAAAGTGGTATTCGGATAATCCATTTATAGATGCTGTGATTCAGATAGAATCGCGAAGAAATGCTAATGCTAGGGCAAAAACATCATCTGCTTCAGGATTGTTTCAGTTTATTGAATCCACTGGAAAGACATTTGGTCTTAGAACTCTTCAGGACAGACTAGACCCAATGAAGTCCTTTGAGGCATTTAAAAATTATGTCTTTTCTAATATAAACATCCTTAGAAAAAATGGAGTTCCTATAACACCAGTAAACATGTATCTTTGTCATCAACAGGGTTCAAGCGGATTTTGTAAGATATACAACTACATTACAGGGAAGACAGGAACAGTCAGTCCAAGTCTAGTTAACAATATGGCAGGAAATACTCATGGTCATGGATTTACTAATCCTCAAGATTGGTATACCAACTGGGCTAATGATTTTTCTAAGTTAATGGGCGTATCACTGAATCTTCCATCTTTAAGAGCATATAATGAGACAGAACTTTCAGGAACTGACTCTTATATCCAAACTCCTTATTCGTTCGAAGGATATAAATCTCTTAATACAGTGACACAGAGTTCATCCAGTGTGCCATCTTATGTTCCAGGAGATATAGGTTCTGAGACAGGAAATCCTATGATAAGTGCCTCAAGGTTTGCTCGAGAAAGAGCAAACAGAAGTTCCACTGGATACTGTGCAAGGTATGTAGCCAATGCTTTAGAATATGCAGGGATAAAATTCCAGAGACAACCTTCTGCATACATGTATCACTCTAATGGTATATTAAAGAAAGCGGGATTTGGATTAGTTTCAACTTCACTTTCAGGATACAATCCTCAACCTGGAGATGTCTGTGTTGTAGGAAGATTTAATAATCACAAACATGGACATATCTGTATCTATGATGGAAGAAACTGGATATCTGACTTTGTACAGAGAACTCCAAGTCCATACTCAGATGGTCCAGGACCATTGTATTTCTACCGATATGGAGGTCCTGATGTAGCTATTGATACATCAATGGAAAACTTCAACAGTTCTGAGTCTTGGAGTCCTGTTGAAACACCATCACAGGCTCAACAGGATGTACCAGGCGACTTTGGTCTTAATACCTCTAAACCATCTGTGATGGAAGGTGCTACTGAGGGAATTTTCAGTTTTGCTATTGAGGAATGCTTTTAATGAATTATAGAATATTTTTAGAAAATGCTTTAAGACAGGGCGCAAGAACAACTAAGTGGGATATTATCTTACCTGATTCTAAGAACTCCCAAAGACTGTCAGTAATGGCTAAGGATGTCTCATTGCCTGCCTTAGACCTTAAACCTATTACAATGAAATACAAAGGAAGGTCAATTCCCATAGCAGGACAGGTCGACCAGTCAAATGACTTCAGTATCACATTTACAGTTGACCAAGACCATTTTATAAGAAAATACTTCGAAGACTGGATGCTGAGTTTTGATGCTAGAGGTTCAGGAACTTCTATGATAGACAAACAGTATGAAAATGAACTTAAAAGAAATATTTCAAATGAGAGTTCTTTATATAGAGATATAACTTTATTACAATATTCATTTGATTCTGAGGTCGACCCAACATCTAATATTCAACCAACAGCAAAGTATGTTATTTATGGATGCTTTCCAAAGCACATAAGTGAGTTTAGCTATAATAATGATAATGAGGCTATCTTAGACTTAAAAGTTTCATTTTCCTGTATATATTATCAAAGGGAGGCGTAAATGAGAAACGACACTGGATATCCTGTTAGGACAATAACAGACCTAAAGAATCTCTACAAAGATGGTGTTCCATTCTCTAGTAAGTACAGATTAGAACTTAGTTTTCCTCAGAAAATTAGTTCATTGGCCCCATCAATGTCTGACACACTGGATATAGCATGTCAGAGCGCAGAAATTCCAAAGGAGACAATCAAGACTCAGACAGTGTGGTACAGAGGAAGACCTTTAAATCTTAAAGGACAAATGACTTATGACACATCATTTAAGATAACAGTTCAGGACACTGGTCATTTCTTAGTTAGAAAAGCCTTAGAAAGATGGATGGACCTCTGTGACACCATAAAGAACTCAGAAAAATCCAATGAAGATTATAAGATAGACGAGGTTTATCTTTATCACCTAGATACTTATGGAAAGCCAACAATGAAGACTACATTCTATGGGGTCTTCCTAAACGAACTTGGTTCTATTAGTCTAAGTGACAAAGATACAAGCGCAATCTCCTATGACTGTAGTTTTACATACTCGACGTTTATAACAGAAGTCCTGTAAACAGGAGGTCTTGTAATGAGATATAACTCTAAGAAGGGATGGTATAAAATTCTTAATCCTGGGAAGTTTATTAAACCCTTAGATGAATATATGCAGTCCACCAAGATGAAGGACAATGACTGTTATATCCAGTATAAGTCGAGTTTAGAAAGAATAGCATTTTGTTATGCTGACTTAAATCCAAGAGTGGCAAAGTTCAGTATAGAACCTTTTAATATTCCTTATGTAAAGCCAACAGATAACAAAGTGCACAGGTATTTCATTGATATGCTTTTAGTCTTTGAAACTGGAGAGACATTCTTAGTAGAGATTAAATCCTATGGGGAAACAATTCCTCCTAATCCTCCTAAGATTAAAAATGCTAACTCTATGATAAGGTATCAGGAAGCGCTAGAAACTTATATGACTAATCAAGCAAAATGGACTC